TTCACGCTGGCACAGCCGGTCGTCCGGACCAACCGCGTCCAGGGCTTCGTTCAGTTCTCGATCGAAATCGACCTGAGCTGGAACGCTCTCCGGTCCGAGATCACTCGCATGCTGGTCGACGCCAAGGCTCGCGAAGAGGATTCCTTCGTCACCGGCACCGGCGACGGCCTCACGGTCAACCCCGAGGGCATCAACGCCGGTCTGGGCAACGGCAACAACGTCCTGACGGCCACGCCGGAGACCTTCGCGGTCGCGGACCTGTACGCGGTCGAGGAGGCTCTGGACGCCCGCTGGGAGCCCAACGCTTCCTGGCTGGCGCACAAGTCGGTCTACAACAAGATCCGTCAGTTCGACACCGCTGGCGGTGCCAACCTGTGGACCCGGATCGGCGACGGCACCCCGCCCAAGCTGCTGGACTACCCGGACTACCGCTCTACGGCGCTCCCGAGCTACACCTCGGCGCTCGCTGAGACGGTCGACCACACCGACGCCTCCACGCTGATGATCTTCGGTGACTTCAAGCAGTTCCTCATCGTCGACCGCATCGGCATGAACGTCGAGATGGTGCCGCTCGTCATGGGCTCCAACCGGCGTCCCACCGGTCAGCGCGGCGTGTACGCGGTCTGGATGAACAACTCCAAGATCCTCGTGCCCGGTGCGTTCAAGCGTCTGTCGATGAACCAGACCTGATCCCCTGAGTAGTTGAGGGGCGGGGGCGCCCAAGGGCATAACGGCGTAAGTGAAAGCGCCACCCCCGCCCCTCTTCTGCATCAAGAAAGGAAAGAGATGTCACGGCGTATTTTCGTCGCCAAGGTCCCTTTCGCTTGCGGGCAGCTCTGGGTCAGTGCGGGCGACACCGTTCGTGAGGGTCACCCCCTCCTGAAGGGTCGAGAGCACCTCTTCGAAGTCCGTAAGGACGAGGCCAAGTTCGAGCACGAGGAGCCGAAGAAGCCTGCTCCCAAGAGGCACTAGGGAGCTGACATGGCACTTGGCGATCCGTACATCGACGTGTCGGAGTTCAAGGACTACCTCCTGGGCACCTCACGCAACATGGCTCTCTCCGGGGGCGACGCGCAGTACCAGGACGCCATCTCAACTGCCAGTCGCGAGATTGACAGTTACTGTGCCCGTCAGTTCAACAGGGTCGAGACACCGTCCGCGAGGACGTTCGAGCCCGACTGGCACGACTGGTCCTACGTAGACGACTTCTACCTTGACGACGACGAGGATGAAACCGACATCGTCGTGAAGCTGGACCCGGCGGGCGATGGCTCGTTCACGACTACCCTCACCCCTTCCCAGTTCGAACTCAGCCCGGCCAACCGGCGGCTCGATGAGCAACCCTGGCCGTTCTACAAGATCAGGCTCCTCGGTGGTACACGGTTCCCGTGTAGCTACGGAGGGCGCAGCAGGGTGCTTCAGGTGACAGCGAAGTGGGGCTGGCAGGAAACTCCCGCCCCCGTCATCTCAGCCTGCAAGATCATGGCGGCTGAGACCTGGAAGCTGAAGGACGCCCCCGTCGGCATCCTCGGCATGAACGAGTTCGGCGTAGTCCGAGTTCGTCAGAACAAGCTCGCTGTAAGCAAGCTGGCTCCGTATTCCAAAACCCGTCTACTGATCGGCTAACCCGTGTCTGATCTCGGAGATATCCGCCAAGGCCTCATCGACACCGTGTGCAACTACGTAGAAGACGACCTCTACGGATACGCGTACATGGATGACGTAAAGAACCTTCCGGCGGTTCTGGTAAAACCTGGTGGCGGTGGCCGTGATGACAAGGCTGCCGACTTCACGTCAACCATGGCGCGAGGTACGGAGGTCTGGACTTTCCAGCTCATCCTCCTCTGCCAGCGAGGTCACGCAGAGGCTGGCCAGAAGCAGCTAGATGAGTTCATATCCAAGACCGGGCCCAATAGCGCCCGCCAGGCCATCTGGAACACACCAGACCTCGGCCTGGGGGACGTTGACGCCATGGTTACGGGCATCAGCGACTACGCCGCCGAATGGAAGTCCGCCAACATCGAGAATGTTGGAGCAGCAGTACTCGTAAAGGTGCATGCCTTCTAGGTATGCCGCACAAGAAAGGTAAGCCTGATGGCTGCACTGACAACTCAGAGCCTCGTGGCGGCGGGTACCGCCCCTACGCACGTCGCGCCGACCGTAGCTGGTGACACCGTCGAGGTGGGCAGCGGCACGCACAACTTCTACCACATCACCAACACCACCACCGCGAAGACCGTCACCCTGGTCCTCGACCACCTGACGCTCATCGGTGGTGGCACCTACGCCAACAAGACGTACGCCCTCGCGGCCCCCGGGGAGCTGTGGATCCCCCTCCGCAAGGAGTACGCGAACGACGCACAGAACGGCGTGGGTCGGGCGAAGATCACCATCGACACCAACACCACCGCGCTGTGCGCCGTCGTCCAGACGGGCTGACACATCCCTGGCCGACCCTGGCCGTGAAGAAAGGTAATACATCATGGCAAAGCTCGTGCTGAGGGACTGCTACGTAGTCGTCAACGGCACCAACTTCTCTGACCACGTCTCCTCCTGCGAGATCAACATGTCGAAGGACGAGGTCGAAACGACCAACTTCTCCGGCTCCGGACGCGAGCGCGTCCACGGTCTCCAGGACAACTCGTTCACCGTGACGTTCCAGCAGGACTTCGGCGCGGCTTCGGTCGACTCCGTCCTCTTCCCGCTGTGGAACGGTGAGAGTGAGTTCGTCGTGGAGCTTCGGCCCACCTCGGCTGCGGTCTCTGCGTCCAACCCGAAGTACACCGGTACTTGCATTCTCCTGGAGTACCAGCCCCTCTCCGGCGACGTCGGCGACCTCAGCGAGACTGAGGTTACGTTCAACGTCCAGCGAGGCACGTTCACCCGCGCAACCTCGTAATGCCGACGCGTGTATGGGTCGTCAAGGGGCCGGAGTGGCAGCGAACTAGTCTCGCCTTGCGCGAGATTGACAACAAGCTGCCGTCCTGGCTCCGCGACGAGATGGATGACGCGGTTGAACCCCTGGTAAAGCAGGCTCAGGCGGCGGTCATGAACGTCAACATACGTGGCGGTCCGGCTGGCAGCACGGGACTCAGGAAGCGTGTTGCCGCCAGCGTCCGCCAGCGTAATGGCGTCGTCGGAGTCGACCCATACATACGTCTCTACACCCAGATGGCCGAGCGCGATGAGGCGCCCATACCCAAGGGTATGGATCAGGCCGCCGGGTGGAGGCACCCGCTCTTCGGTGACAAGCGTCATTGGTTCCAGTCAACTCCCGTCAAGACGGGGTGGTTTACTGAAACCATCGAAGACGGCAGGGACGAGATACAGCGAGCCCTGGAAGACGCCCTGGAGCGTGCAGCCCGCCACGTGCGTGCTGCCTAGAGCTGACGGCGAGGAGTGCGCGGGTCCTCCTCGCCGTCTTTCTCATTAGACGGCCCGTGAACGCAAAGGAATCAAAGTGGTAGATCGAGACATCACAGGTGAGGTCAAGCGTATCGGCTTGAACCGTCTGCCTGCTCTGCTCGGCATCGACGGCGATTCGCTGAAGGAAGTTGCGGAACGCGTACGGCAGTTCGACAAGTCACAGTCGGACGAGACGCGACAGCGGAAGGCTCTGGAGAAGGTCGCCCAGTTGTTCGGGCAGTCCATCCTTATCGAATCCAACAGCGAGAAAGCCTGGAGGCGAGACCATCGCAAGCGCGAGGTCGAAGCCTTGGAGTTGGCGGCGGTAGCGCAGGCGTACCCCCACGAAGAACTGCGGAACACGGAGCGCTTTGCGACTCTGATGCTCCGCCTGGGTCCCCAGGACCCGAACCCGACCCGTGAAACAGAGGAGACCCGCTAATGTCTGAGTCCGAGTTCCTTTCCCCGTCCCAGATCCTGGAGCAGCCCACCCTCGTGATCGAGGAGCTGGACGTTCCCGAGTGGAAGGGCAAGGTCCGAGTCAAGATGCTCAGCGCCAAGGAGCGCGACGAGTTCGAAGCCTCGACCGTCGAGTACAAGAACGGCAAGTCGAAGCCGAACATCGCCAACCTGCGGGCCCGGCTGGTGCAGCTCGCGGTCGTGAACGCCGACGGCCGCCGGATGTTCACCAAGCATGACGTCAACGTCCTGGGCGACCTTCCGGCCGCCGGTCTCCAGAGGGTCTTCAACAAGGTCCAGGAGATGTCTGCGATCACGGAGGAGGACCTTGACGACCTCGCCGAGGATTTCGACAAGACCGACGACGAGCCTTCAAGTTCCGACTAGCACTGGCGATGCACGAGCCTGACCCTGAAAAGGTGATGGCCTGCCTGTCGGCCCGGCAGTTCAGCGAGTGGATGGCGTACGAGAAGGCCTTCGGGCCGATCGACCGCAACTACGACCAGGAAATGCTCGCCCAGCTACACGAGTTGCTCCAGGTGAACAACCAGCTGACAGGCGCCGCCATCACCAAGAAGGGCAAGAAGAACCCTGCGGGCAAGTTCCGCCGGGTGCCTCGTGCTCACGAGATGTTTGATCCTCACTTCGACGAAGATGACTTCGACGAGGAAGAGGAAGAAGAAAACGAGTTTGGCGAACGACCAAGCGACATCGCCAAGTTCGACGCCGAAGTATTCGGTTCGGGTGCCTACGAAGTAGCTCCGCCCACCCTTGATGATGCTGTCATTGAGGAGAACGCCGACTGAGAGGAGTGCACGTCAAATGGCTACGTCACTCAGCTTCCTTATCCACAGTCGGTATGACGGAGACGGTATCCGGCAGGCCCGACGCGACATAGACGACTTCGACAGCAGCATCACCAGGAGCGGCGCGGGTCTCAACTCGTGGAGTACGCGCCTGGTGTTGGCTGCGAAGGCAACCGCCGTGTTCGCCCCTGCCCTGGTCCCCATCTCCGCAGCGCTACTCAAGATCGGTGCGTCCGCCACCACCATGGCGGCCACCGTAGGCGTGTCGCTCGCCGCGTACGGCCTGGCGATGAAGAACGCCATAGACACAACGAACGGCATGGCCAAGGCCGGTAAGGCCCTGTCGGACGCCCAGAAGGACTTCATCAAGAGCCAGGATGCCTTCAATAAGGCGTACTCTCACTTCGGTGAGGGGTCCAGGGATGTCCTGATCAAGACGGCGGCGCTCGCCCTACAGGGCATGACCAACGTCCTGAAGGGTATGGAGCCTATCGTCAAGGCGATAGCCCCCGAAGTCCTCAAGGTTGCCGAGGCGTTCAAGAAGTGGACCGAGGGCGACAGCTTCAAGAACTATGTCAACCTCATCAAGGCTGCCGCCGTACCGGCATTGAGGGATCTCGTTGCCGCCGGTAAGGATGTCCTCAACGTCCTGGGTGACGGCTTCCGGGCCTTCCTGCCTCACTCCACCGCTCTGGCCAAGTCCATCCGTGAGGGTGCCGCTTCGCTCAGGGAGTGGTCTGACGCTGGTGGCTTCCAGAAGTTCCTGGCCTACGTTAAGGAGAACTCCGGCCCGGTCAAGGAGTTCTTCAAGGCTCTCTGGGACGCACTGAAGAACATCGGTGAGGCTTTCAAGCTCCTCGGCCCGTTCGCGCTCGGCCTCACCACGACGATCCTTCAGCTCGTGGCGGCCCTGCCGCCGGAGTGGATCGCCCTTATCGTCAAGGGCTTCGTGGCGTGGCGTACGGCCATGCTGGGCCTGGCCATCATCAGCACGGTGGTCACCGCTGTGCGGGCCCTGTCGGCCGCCTGGTTCGTCCTGAACCTGGCCTTCTCTGCTTCGGCCATCGGCCTGGTTGTCCTGGCCATCGCGGCTCTCGTCGCGGGCATCATCCTGCTGATCAAGAACTGGGACACGGTCTCGGCTGCTCTGGCTACCGCCTGGAACGCCACCTGGAACGGCATGAAGATAGCCGTAGAGGCTGTCTGGAACGCCCTGAAGATAGGGTGGGCCGCGTTCTCCGGCGCGTTCGTCACCGCCTGGCAGGCGGTCTCTGCTGCCTTCGTGACGGCGTGGAACGCGACCTGGAACGGCATCAAGATCGCCGTCGAGGCCGTCTGGAACGCCCTGAAGATCGCCTGGGAAGCAGTGGTCCAGGGCTTCTCGACGGCGTGGACTGCGGTCTCAACTGCCCTCGTCACGGCATGGAACGCCGTCTGGAACGGCATGAAGATCGCCGTAGAGGCTGTCTGGAACGCCCTCAAGACGGCCTGGGAAGCGGTAGTCAACGCCTTCTCGACGGTGTGGACCACGGTCTCCACCGCGCTGAAGACGGCGTGGGACATGTTCTGGAACGGCCTGAAGCTCGTGGTCGTTACGATCTGGGACGCCCTCACGACGGCGTGGACTGCCTTCGTCCAGGGTCTGTCAACGGCCTGGACGGCTGTCTCAACTGCCTTGACCACGGCCTGGAATGCGGTCTGGAACGCCATCAAGGTGGCGGCCGAGACCGTGTGGAACGCGCTCAAGATCGCTTGGGATGCGTTCATCAACGGCCTCCAGACCATCTGGACCACGGTCTCCACCGCCCTCTCCGCTGCTTGGTCCGCGTTCTGGACCGCTCTCCAGACTGCCGCCTCGGCCATCTGGACCGCCATGCAGGCGGCTTGGCAGGCGTTCATCACCGCGCTCCAGACCATCTGGACTACGGTGTCGACCGCCCTTCAGGCTGCGTGGTCTGCGTTCTGGACTGCCCTTCAGACGGCAGCTCAGACGATATGGACTGCACTCCAGACTGCGTGGTCTGCGTTCTGGACCGCTATGACTGCGGCCTGGGATGCGTTCAAGAACGCCATGACCACGGCGTGGAACGCTTTCTGGGAGGCCATCAAGACTGCGGCCAACACGGTCTGGGAAGCGCTTAAGACTGCGTGGACCGCCTTCTTCTCCGCCATGACGACAGCCTGGAACACCTTCAAGGACGCCATCACGGTGGCCTGGAAGGCTTTCTGGGACGCCATCAAGGCTGCGGCTCAGGCTGTCTGGGACGCGCTTAAGACTGCATGGTCTGCCTTCTTCACGGCCATGACCACAGCCTGGAACACCTTCAAGGACGCGCTCACCACGGCGTGGAAGACGTTCTGGGAAGCCATCCAGGCTGCCGCCAAGGCGGTTTGGGAGGCCATCCAGAAGCTGTGGGACGGCCTGCTCAAGGGCGTTACGGACGCCTGGGAGAAGTTCTCAAGCGCCATCAAGACTGCTTGGAAGGCGACTTGGGACGCTCTGGCCGACGTGGCCAAAAGCGTCTGGGGTACGATCGGTGGGATAATCGAGAAGGCCGTCAACGGCGTCATCACGGTTATCAACATGCTGATCAAGGGCTTCAACAACGTTGCGAGCTTCCTGAAGATCAGCGTCCATATCGATCCGATCGACTCGGTCAAGTTCCCGGGCCTCGCCGACGGTGGTGTCGTAAACTTCCGCTACGGCGGAATGACTGGCGGCCCCGCCAACCTGAAGAACGGCGGAACGATCCCCGGGTACGCACCCGGCAGGGACACCGTTCCGGCCATGCTCTCCAAGGGTGAGGGTGTCCTGACTCCCGAGGCCGTACGTGGTCTTGGTGGTCCCAGCTTCGTCAACGGTGCCAACCGGCAGTACGCCGGACATCGTGGCGCTGGCAAGGGCGGGCCTCAGTTCGGCACGTTCGCCGGTGGCGGCATGGTTCAGCACTTCGCCGTAGGTGGCATGACTGCCGCCGCACTGGCCAAGGCTGGCGTCTCCCTCGGTATGGTCACGCAGGGCGAGTACAGCACCGGAGTTGCGGCTTCCGCCGGAACTCACGACGGTGGCGGTGTCGTTGACATCGGCTCGACCAGTGCTGGCGTTGTCGCTGCGCTTCGTGCGGCTGGCTTCGCGGCCTGGGCTCGTGGTCCTGCTGAGGGCATGGTTCCTCACATCCACGCTGTCCTGATGAACCACCCCGATCTCTCTGCTGCTGCGCGTGCGCAGGTCGAGTCGTTCAAGAACGGCGGCAACGGCCTCGGCGTCGGCGGAGGTGGAGGCGGCGGAGGAATCCCCGACTTCATCCAGAAGATCATCGGAAACGCTGTCGAGATCATCACCAAGGTCTCCCAGGGTCTGCCTCTCGGCAACCTCCTGGACGGCCTGCTCGGCGGCAGCGACAAGGATGACGGCGGCGGTCTGTTCGGTACGGGCATCGGCCCGGACATCGGGCCTGACCTCACGCCTGGCGACAACATAGGTGACGCGGTTGGGGACTTGGTCCCTGGCGCACGCCTTGGTGCCAACCTCATCGCCGACCTGGCTCCGGATCTCGTAGGCGTGGGAAGCAAGCTGCTCGGCCTGCTCCCGCCCAACGCTTTCACGGACGGCTTCAAGTGGGTCACCGACAAGTTCAGCGATGTCGGCTTCGACGGGTTCGGTGACTTCGGCAAGATCCTGGCCGACATGGGCAAGAAGGCTCTTGACGGTGTCACCAGCTTCTTCACCGCCAAGAACGAGGAGAACAAGGCTGCGGCCATGTCCGCCTTCGCCGTGGCTGGTTCTGGCAATGTCCAGAGCTGGGCCGGTCAGGCGGCGGAAGCCCTGAAGAGGGCTGGTCTCGACGCTGGTCAGCTCAACGCCTTCCTCGCGCTTATGTCTGCGGAGTCGGGCGGTAACCCGAACGCGGTCAACCGGACCGACAGCAACGCCATCGCTGGTATGCCGTCGCAGGGCCTGATGCAGGTCATCCCGCCCACGTTCGCCACCTACAGGGACAAGTCGCTCCCGAACAACATTCTCGACCCGATGGCCAACATGGTCGCGGCTGCCAACTACATCAAGGCCAAGTACGGCGGCAAGGTACCTGGTTCTCCGTACGCCGACGGCACGGCCAGCGCCACTCCGGGTCTCCACCTGGTTGGCGAGGCAGGGCCGGAGCTGATCACTGGACCCACCATGGGTGTGTTCGGTGGCGGCGAGACGGTGCACAACGCCACGGACACGGCAAGCATCTTGGGCGGTTCGTCCGCTACGGGTGCGCTGCCGACGTCTACCGCCGGTGCTACCGACGGCGAGTCGCTGGCCGAAGCGATCGAGGGCAAGTCCTTCGAGGACATCGGCAAGCAGGCCGAAGAGATGGCGAAGATCGTCAAGGAGGCCTGGGACGCAATCCTGAACGCGGCCCGGCAGTCGTGGGCCGACATGATTCCGACGATGACGGAGGTCACCACCTCGTTCGGTGCTGACGTTCCGGCTTCGCTGGAAACCATGCGGCTGAGCAACCAGCTCACCTGGGCCGACATGAACCTCCAGTCGGCTACGCAGTGGGCTTTGATGAGGGACACCACCTTCGCCGAAGCTGAGCTGCACCAGATGACCACCATGCCGCTCGCGGCAACGACGATGACGACGGCGTACAACCTCGCCTGGACCACGATGACCCTGACGTCCACCACAGAGTGGACGGCCATCAGGGACACCGTGTTCATCCCGTTCGAAGAGCACATGCAGGTCACGATGGTGACGGCCGCCAACGAGATGAACACCGGCGTATCTGCCGCGTTCACCTCTATGGGTGAGACCCTCACTACCGTCCTGGATGCCGGTATCGCCAAGATGGATGAGTTCATCGCCAAGGCTCAGGAAGCTATCGCCGTAACGGCGGAGCTTGTTGCTGCCGTGGCGGAGGCTCAGGCTGCTATGGCCTCCATGGCTGCCGCCGGTGCTGCCGGTGGCGCTGCTGGCGGTACTGCTGGTGCTGGAGTATCGGGCAACGTCGAATCCTGGCGCCCCCTCGCCCTTGAGGCGATGGCGGCGGGAGGTCTCGACCCCAGCCAGATCGACGCGTTCCTCGCGCTGATGCAGGCCGAGTCGGGCGGCGACCCGAACGCCATCAACAACTGGGACTCCAACGCAGCAGCCGGTACGCCCAGTATCGGCCTGATGCAGGTCATCCAGCCGACCTTCGATGCCCACAACGTCACGGGTGGAGACATCCACGACCCGTACGCGAACATGGCTGCCTCGGCTGCCTACATCAAGTCGCGCTACGGTGGGCAGGTCCCGGGTTCGCCCTACGCGAGTGGCACGAACAGTGCAACTCCCGGATGGCACCTCGTCGGTGAGAACGGCCCCGAACTGGTCGGCCTCAACGGTGCGGAGATGGCGGAGTTCAGCGGTGGCCAGTCAGTCATGTCCGCTGGCCCGACCCAGTCCCTCATCGTCGCCCTCAGCCAGACGATCGTCTCTATCGACGCCTTCATCGCGAAGGTGAACGAGGGGATCAAGAAGGCGAACGAGATGACCGCAGCGGCCAAGGCTCGCGCTGCGACAGGTGCCGGTGGCGGCCCTGGTGCTATCGGTGGAACTCTCGCCGAGGCGCTGGCTCGTGCCGGTAACCCTCCGATCATCCAGGGCCCCTTCAGTACCTCTGTCGGGGCCAGTGCGGGAACGCACGCTGGTGACGGCGTGGTTGACGTGCCGCTCGAATATCTCGGAGCGATGATCGCAGCAGGCTTCGCAGCCTGGGCGCGCACCGGTCCCGGATGGGAAGGCAACGAGCACGTCCACGCGGTACAGCTCGGTAACCCGGGCCTGTCTCCGCAGGCTGCCTGGCAGGCTGAGGACTGGGCTCGCGGAGGCTCTGGCCTCGGCATCCCCGCCATGGCCAAGGGCGGTATCGCCGACCGGGGTTGGACCTGGGTCGGTGAACGCGGCGCTGAGCTTGTCAACTTCCGGGGTGGCGAGCGAGTCAAGTCGCACCGCAAGTCCATGAGGATGGTCCGTGGGACGTTGGGCGAGGGTGGTCGCGGAGGCGACATCAACATCCACTTCCACGGCCCCACTACGGAAGAAGCGGTACGCCGCGCAGAGACTAGTCTCGCACCCAAGCTCCGCTCGATGTTGCAGCAGGGCGTGGGCGCCCGCATGGGCTGACGCCGCTAAAGGAGGGTCACAATGACGCAGTGGTTCGATCTTCGTCCCTGTAACGACTGGGACAACGACGGCTGGTCCCCGAACGGTTTCAACCGTATCTGGGAGTGCTGGAGTAGTCAGGACGACAACAACTACGTCAAGTGCCCCTCCTATCGCGGCTCGTGCTCGGTGACCTTTCCGATCGACGACACCACGCTTCCCGCTGGTGCCGTCATCGACTCGGTCACCGTGTTCGTGCGGCTGAAGACGAACGCGGGCTCCGGCACGCGTTCGGTCTGCGTCGAGGTTCTGTCAAGCCAGAACTCCTCTCGGTACACGTCGCGTACGATCAACGCCACAAGCGCGTTCACGACCACCGAGATCGGCACCTATACCAAAGACCCGCTCGGCAACGCGTGGGACATCCACCGCATCAACAAGCTGCGGCTGCGCCTGTACTCCACCAACCGCACCCTGGACTCCATCCGGGTCGCCGAGGTGTACGTACGGGTCAACTATCACCTGAGGCCCAGCGTTGCCGTGACGGCCCCCTCGGGCACCACGGTCTCCCCCTCTCCGCAGGTCACCTGGACGTACCTGCACACCGAGGGTGAGCCCCAGCTCAAGGCCGACATCAAGGTGTTCACCGCAGAGCAGGCGGCTGCGGCCAACACCTTCAACCCCGACACCGCAGCCCCTGTGTATGCGGCGACAGTTACGGGGTCGGGCACCGAGCACCTGATCACCACCACGCTGAACAACAACGGCTACCGGGTGTACGTCAGGGCCCATTCGGAGCACAGCGCCATCTCCACCTGGGCGTTCAAGGACTTCGTCATCGGCGCCCCGTCCCCGGGTGTCCCCGGAGACGACAACGCCGGTGTAGCCGGAACCCCCGGCGTCGGCGTACCTACGGCGATCCCGGACACGTACACCTCCTCCGCCCAGATACGCATGCGTGACGCCTCGAACCTTCTGTCTGTCCAGCAGGCCGACTTCGAGATCGCCACCGACCCGCTGGAGTACACCGGCACCAACTGCACCCTGGCCAGGAACACGGCCCAGGCGTTCGCCGGTGGCGAGGCCTGTATGTCGATGACGGCTTCGGGTGCTGGCGCCATGTCGGCCGACTCCACCTTCATAGAGGTCACCGGCGGGCTCGCGTACACCATGAGGGCTCAAGGCAAGACGGCTGTCACAGCCAGGACTTGTGACCTGTACGCGACGTACTACGACGAGAACTTCGACCTGATCACCACCAGTGATCTGTCCTCGATCACCGACGCCACGACCACGTGGAAAGAAGTGGTCCGGAACATCACGGCGACGCCGGTCAACATCGTTTACCTGAAGCTCCACTACCGGGTGAACGCCGCCGCTGGCGGGGAGGTTCACTACCTCGACCACGTCGGCCTCATGCCCGGCACCGACTCCGCCTGGACCGACGGCGGTCACTCGTCGCGCAACCTGCTCACCTCGTACCTGGCGACAGGCGACGACCCGACCCCGGCCACCGACTCCTGGATCCAGGCGAACGTGGCCTCGACGGCTCAGCGTGTCGGCACGTTCGGTATCGGTGCGCACGGCGACATGTGTCACCAGATGACCTATGTCGGCGCGGCGGCCCAGATCGCCTACAGGGCCACCAGCACGGTATTCACCACCCCCTCGGGTGGCACGAACTACACGCTGAACAAGCCCGCCGGTACGGCAGCCAACGACCTACTGATCGCCTTCGTCACCTCCTCCGAACATGGGACGATCATCCCCCCGGCGGGCTGGACGAGGGTCAACACCGCATCGGTCGACGACGGCACCACCGACGTCGCCCTGTTCGTCCTCAAGAGGACCGCCACAAGCTCCGAACCGTCCACCTGGACGGACGGTGCCCTGTCGGCGTCCTCGTCCCGCAGGACGGCCGTGGTCATCGCCTACTCGGGTGCTGCACACGCCGACGACCAGTTCATCGCGGACAACGTCCGGGTGGACAACTCCGGGGCCCAGACCCACCAGACACAGATCGTCAACAACACCGACCCGAACGCCTGGCGTGTGGCTGCATTCGCGGCCAGCGACGACGCGGCCGGGTCGACGTACACCGCCAACCCGACGGCTCCGGCCACGGTGTCGGCGGCGGCGATCAAGTTCGTCTCGGTGTCGTCGTGCTGGATACAGACCAGCCGGACCACGAGCTACACGCTGAAGAAGCCGCAGGAGATCAAGTCGGGAGACCTGCTCGTCGGTACTGCGGTGTTCAGCGGCAAGGTCGATACGGTCACCGCCCCATCGGGCTGGACGCTGGTGCGTCGCTCTACTCAGGCGTTCCCCAACAGCTCCAACGGGGATGCCCACTCGGGAGACGTCACCACCGCCATCTTCAAGAGGACGGCGGGAGGCTCCGAGCCTCAGTCCTGGACGGGAACTCACAGCGAGTGGGGCCAGCCGAAGGTCACGCAGGTTGTGGCCTACCGGAACTGTGCCGACGCTTCGCTTCAGTTCATCGCTGAGGGCTCCAACGGTGCGACGAACGCTTCGACTGTTAGTACCCCTGAGGTCACTAACACCGACAGCCGCGCCTGGCGCATCTCGGTGTTCGGAGGAACCACTCCGTTCGAGGCTGGCTGGTCCTGGAGCAGTGGAACCTGGGGCGACGCGATCGAGCGTTGCGACTCGTCCACCGACAAGGACAGCTTCCCTGATGCCGTACTGGCTATCTACGACTCCAACGGCCAGGTCTCTACCGGTACTCACAAGAGGACCGGCAAGATCAGCTCGCAGAGCAACAGCCAGTCCAACGTGCCGAGTGGAAACTTCTACACGGCTACCGCCTGGATCGGCATCATCAAGCCGCTCTCCGCTCCGCCCGCCCAGGGTGGTAACGAGACCGAGCGAGTCGACAACAACAACGGCAGCTCCAACCCGTGGCTGAGCACTGCGGTTTACGACTCCAACGGAGTGATCCCTGCGGGGACCACCTCGCTGTACGGCCAGTTCTCCGGAGCCTCGGCCAACAGCATGGTGTCGTGGATCGGCATCATCAAGTCGGCAGCGGGCACGGCGGCGGGGATCGTTTCGGCGACCCCGAACACCTGGATCGACATCTCCGACATGGACCCACGGATCCTCCC